TAATCTTTCTCATAGCTTTTGATAAAATAATAGCTTTAGCAGTGTTATAACCATCTTTATCCCATTCAGCTGCCATTTCAGTTTTAGTACTTGCTGCAGCTACAGAGTCTACTACAATTGTAACTGGGGTATCTTTATTAGACTTTCTTACAGATTCTATAATACTTTCAATTGACTCAAAGATATCTTCAATGGTTTCTAAAGGTACATATAACATCTCCTTTAAATTTACACCAATTGCTGATAGGAATTCTGTTGATGTCGCATTCTCAGTATCAACATATACTGCAATACCTCCCATTTTTTGTGTATTAGCTAACGCATGCGCTGCTAATAATGATTTACCTGACGCTTCTAGACCTGTTATTTCTACAATTCTACCCATCGGAAACCCACCATTAGGTCTATTGCTAATGGCTAGGTCCAATGCGGTACAACCTGTAGGAACCCATCCTTTAATTTCGGATGGTGAATCTGCTGTATCTCCTTCTAAGAAATAAGCAATCTTTCCTGCAGATGCTTTAAATTGTTTGTTTAGGTTGTCGGCTAACGTCAAAGCTAAATCCTCGTCTAATTCGACTTTGCTTTTTGTTTTTGCCATAAATTTATACTATTACTTTTTAGAGAAAAGAGCATCAAAAGCAGCTGATACATCTTCTACCTTATTAGTAGTTGCTGATTCAGTCTCTAATGATTTCTTATTAGATGATTTAGAAGAATCTGTCGCATCTTCTGTGTTAGCAGGTTCTGTTGGATTCATCCATTCTTGTAATAATTTCTCAATTTCATCATATGAATACTCTTTAAACAATTCAGTGATTTTAGGTTGATTTTTAATCAATTCTAATACCTCCTTGCTTTCAGTCATAGGACTAGTATTTGGTTTAACTCGAATAGAAGTCTCTGGATAATCTTTACCTGTGGCTTCTTTTGATTTGAACTCTACCGTAATATCACGACCACTCATTGGATCTGTAATGTCACCATAGTCAGCATCTGCGATAAATCCTAATAATTCTTGATATACTGTTTTGCCGAATCCCCAAAATTTAATACCTTCAGATTCTTTACCTCTGATTAAGATAGGTACATAACATCTCATTTTAGGTTCTAATCCTTTACCCATTTTCCAATCTTCTTTATTACCAGTTGATTTCAGTTTGTCAGCAAATTCCACAATTGGATCTTGTTTGCCAAATGATACCGGTGATAGAATGTTTTTACCACTAAAGTTATAGTGAAAATACATTTCTAAAAAAGGATTTTCTCGGTTGTGAATATAAGGAACTATCCTTACTTGATGTGTACCAGGAGCTGGTTTCCACAGATTCTCTTGCTTATTTGTTTTTGATTGCAGAGATTGTAACTTGTTGCGAATTGCACTAATGTCGATTGCCATTTGTTTTTCATTTTTTAGTTGTTAATAATTAATTGTCAATTGTCATTCAAAAAATAATACGCCTAGGTTCGTATACTCAATTAAATAACTAATTTATATAAATATAAGATAAATTATTGTAGATTACAAATTTTCTACCAGAATTATTTTAAAAATCTGTGTAGGGTAAATTTTAACTTCGTTGTTCGTAGATAAAATTAAACTGTTTCTGTAATTACTCCAATTTATTATATGTCTATTATTTAGTTCACCACCGTTCTCACTTCTAATTATAGAGTTTAATGAATTAATGGTGTATAATGTATTTGTTTCTTTCTTTCTATGTAGGAGAATAGCCCCATTTAATGTATTTGAATTGGATTCTTTCTCTATATTAAATGTGCATAGCAAATCTTCTTTGCCGTCTATTCGTAATACAAATATTTTACCGAAACAAATTTCATAGGTATCAGTTATCTTTTTTATCGATTCATCTAGAAATAATTCTGGTGTAAAGAATGCTAATAACTGATACAATGTTTGTAGTATACATATAAATATGTTTAAATTTTATTAGAATCTACGTTTACTAAATTATGATAATCAGGACCTATTGATATCTTTACAGGAAACTTTGTTTGTTCCATTTCCGACTTGATATATCTAATATATTCAGCCCCGTCCGCTTTATTAAAATCAACTAATAATGAATCGTATGTATAAAGAATAATTTTAGATTCAAATTTATTTTGATTTATACCATCTAGTATCATGCAATTTCTTTCTGTCTCAAAACATTGTAGATAGTAATTTAATAGCTTACTAGCATTCATATCATTAAAAAAGTTCTTATACAATCTTCTGTTAAATATTGGAGTCTCTATATAATTTACTTCGTTATATGATTGCCATAGTACTTTAGTTAAATCATTAATTCGTTTGAAATATTCAATATGTAAAAACTCTTTTGATATCCCACCGTATAATAATCTAAAACTTATTTTTTTAGATTGTTCATATTCGTCATCAGTTAAATCAGTCTTATTAAAATAGTATCGACCTAAATATTTATGAATGGATTCATTTGTTGGAAAATCATAATTAACTAAATCAGCTAATAAACGTAGATGATATCCATCAAAGTCAAAATTTATTAAGAATCCATCTTTACCAAATCTACTAGTAAATGATGCTCTACTACCATTATCTTTATTTAATGCTGCAAAGTTTATACCACCGAATCGATTACTAGGTCTACCTGTTGATGTATACAAATTATATTCTGAAAATGTGTATCCATTAAAGTACTGCGTATCTAGGTAATATTTATGGAATGTATCATAGTTGGTATATAAACCATTCTTTTCTATATTATAGAATGAATTTATAAACTTATCATTATAATTTATGAATGCAGCATGTTCCTTTATATCAGGCGTATAGTATTCTAGAAATGCATTTTTAATATTGGTACACCGCTCGTAATGTTTTAATATTGGAATAATAGTATTCAGATTTTTAAAATATTGAAAGTTTCTAGTAAACCATTCATGTGCAGATGTATCGAAATCATCTTCAAATGGTGTATTAGTTTCAAAATACTTTACCAAGTCAATATCAATTAAGTTATAATTTTTACAGAAGGCATAAAATCTTTTCTTATTATATACATACATTCTATTATCTTTAGGTATTCTATCCAATTGCTTTTGATTTATACCTAATGCTTCTGTATGATTAAACGATATCATATATTCTGTATCTTTAAGCAGAACATATACATATAATAATGATATTGAATCTAGATGTACCGGATAGTTTCCGTTCGCATAAATTGGTATAACTAACCAATCATTTGCGGCATTCTCTGATAAGAATTGATCATAATCTAAACTAGTTTCTATTATTTTCATAGGTTCTAGTTAAATATAATAAAACTTTCTGTATTACAAAAATTTATTTTTGATTTCTTGTGATGTTGCGTTAGAATACACTGATAATTCTATATAGTCATTGATAAAAGTGTCTAGGCCTGGTATCTTTATCTTATTTAATTGTACTATTCTTTGGTTAGTATCTTCTACACCAAATTGTACTATAGCATTATTTGAATCTCTAACGTCATTTCTAGGTCCGGTCAATTTCCATGGTATTGTTATTGCTGTATAAAGTCCTGCATTAATACCTTTACCCGATGATACTAATGAACTATATTGGTCAGCATCTATTTCTATAATAGATAATACAGCATTTGTTAAATTATTACGTTGAATAAAATATCTATCAACACTACCATTAACATAATCATCCTCTTTAAGTATCGGAAAGTAATATCTTGGTGCTACAAAAGGATCAACATCTACTTTAGTAATATTTTTGTATATCATATTACCCTCTATCTGATATGTTGGTTTATATGGTATTAACTTTTTCGATTGAAATTGATTCCACCCAGATTCTGTATATATCTCACCTGTTGAATATCTGTGATATGATCCTGTATATCCAGCACCACTCTCAAGCATATACTGACCACCGTTGGTGTATAGATTATTTATAATCTGATCTACTGGATAATATATTTTTAATCTTGCCATTTTATACTTTCAATCTAGATACTGTACTTAATGTTGTTGTCCAATCATTATTGGCTATATTATGTTCAATTTTCGTTACTGTAAACACCACATTATCGTATCCTTTAGGTAAATAATTAATTCTTATAGTATTACCAAATCTGAAACCTCGTATCCCATCCATAACTACAGTTAAATCTATAGGTAATGGTGAGCCTTTTACTTCATTGCTGTTTTGGTCTACTACATATTTTTTATAGTCTTGCAAGCCAGATTGTATATTTGCAACATCGTCTGGCCGAAAGCCTCGGTCAAATGCAGTCTTTTTAGTCTTGTTTAAGTCGTTTAAAGTCTCGTCAGAATTTTTTACAGGCGTAGGTGTTGATCCTGTCTTAGCACCAATTAGTTGCGGAGTCTTACCAGTTAATGTAGATGCTGCTGATACAAATTGTGCGGTTGCCATGGCTCCAGGTAATTTTGATGTCATTGACATACTTCTAACAACACTACCTTTCGTATTATTATCTGATATAATTACCGGTATAGTAAATGGTTCTACAGAATCTCCTATAAACTGTGTCTCCATTACTACCCATTGTGATAGACTCTTTTTATATTCCGCCTCGCCTTTTTCCGCATCAACTCTTGGATTGACTAAACTTAATTGATATAACCCTCCAGTACAATTATTAATTTCTGTGAATATCTTGCCGAAGAAATTAACTAAAGATGTATCAACATCTTTACTATTCATTTTAGCGGACACTTCTGATTGCATACCTTTTACCATATCCATTAGAAAATCTATACTAACTAGTATCTTACTTAAATCTACAGTATTTGAATTGCCTTGATTCATTGATATTTTATCATCAATAGATTTCGTTAAACTTTCAGTTCCATATACTGAATACCCTGGTAACAATATATTTCTAGGATTCGAAGATACTATATCTGTATACTTTCTTCCTATAGATATATCTTTATTCGATTGGTATGCGTTTTCAGGAAATAATCCAGGTGCATTATTTTGTAATATTTTTGATACTGCAAAACAAATCCATTCTAATGTGACATATACTATGTCAGCCGGTGTCGCGGTATTAACCTTATCTGTATTTTCGGATTGCGCATTTGATAGTTTTACTGATAGTTTAGCGATACCATTATTTGGTGCTATTATTGCAGGTGGTCCTGGTAATCCGGGTGATATCGAATCGATAGGAAACTTTGCATTATCAGCGGTTGCATTCTTTACTCGTTGTACCCAATTATATGGTATTACTTCAGATTCAGAAGGGCCATTACCATCAGAATCAACAGCAACTTGTTGACCAAATAAGACAGCTTTGTTTGCATTTTTAGTATTAGATGGTGTAGAATTTGTATTTAATGAAAAGAATCCTTCTCCTACTAAATTACTTACACAATCGAATCCACCATCTGCTCGTAAAGTCCAACTAAAATTAGTAACAAATCCGTAAAACGCTTCCTTTGGGCCTGATCCTACGTTATCATTTATCCTTTCTACAGTAGTCCATCCATATTCTATCTTAACTGGTATATTACTATTGTTTTCTTTCATAGGTTCAACAGTCAATAACGAAGTTAAATATGTATCTAATTGTGCTAAAGTAAATACTGTAAAATTTATGTCGGCTTTCATTAATGACCCGTAGTCGCCTTCATTAGATATACGAACACTATTTACTACAGGTTTTGGATATAATTCTCTAGTATATAATGTTGATTCGCCATTTTTTGATTCGACTTGAAATCCTCCTTTAGGCGGTTCTAGTAATGTCTCATTACCTCTTGATATTTTAATATATCCAGTTTTTCTATATAACCATGCATGTATAGGATCTCCCTTCTGACCCCCGCGTTCTCTTTCAGAATATTTTCTAGAACGAGCATTTACCTCATTCTGCACCGGACGCGATACCTGATTATAAAACGGATTGTTATCTTTTACATTGTAACCTTGTGTTGCCATAATTATCTAGAACTATTTTGTGATTGGTATTCTGCTTCTGCCGGATCTGATATATACGGTATTCTAAGTTGTATACCAGGCTCTATTACTAATGATCCGTTGAATTTAAAAGCATTAGGATTTGCTGATGCTATTATCCACCATTTTGACGCATCACCATAATAATCATATGCTATTAAATCTAATCTGTCACCATATGCTGTTATAATGTATATATCAGTAGTTTGTTTAGTTATCGTTGGTGGTAATGTTGTACCATAGTATCGTTTACCAGAGGCTAACTTATTAGTTGTTGCTATTGAATATCTTTCCATTAGTTATTATTTTATTCTGCTTCTGATAACCAGTTATCGGAATCTGTTTTCTCTTGCCCAAACTTAGATAATGAATATGCTCTGCCTATCTTTATAGGGCGATAATCTCCAAGATACTTAAGTGTTACAGAGATTTCTGCCATTGTAGGTAACTGTCTTACATCAGATTTACCTTCCGCATTAAGTTCCCATGTCGCTTCATCTGGTACTGATACTGTTAATGATTCGATAAATACCGGCGTATTTTGAAATAAATTGCCTATAGTAATTCTCATAAATGGTCCTACTAATCTACCATTTCTATAATCAGGCATTGTATATGTAGACAAATAATTTATTTTTCTCCACATTGGTTTGAGCTCTTCTCTACTAGTAGCGGCTACAGTAAATGTAAATGATATACTTCTTTCGAATCCTGTATAAATGTATGCTTTATCCGCTCTGCCCATTATAGGTATAGTAGCCCATTCAGGTGAGAATGAATCTGCGAATCCTTGTATGTTTGCTCTGAACACAATCATATCATCCTCAGATTCTAAATGATGTAATGGTCCTGAAAAATAGAATGCTATAAAGTCTTTAGTGTTAGGTGTTATTTCGCTATAATCGCCTTTGGCGAATTCTGCAGATAATATTCTTTTTTCATAATCTATTAAATTTACTTTATCACCTCTACCAGAAGCTTTAGTATAGTCACTTCTGTCTTCACCCACTTTACCTTGTGTTCCCCAACCAGATTTTTCTAAATTCTTCTGTTTATAATTAGAATTAGTTCTGTCACCTAGAAACCCAGTACTACCATCATATTCTGTAACATCTAGCCTAAAATCATTAAATCCTCCTTGTTCTGCAACTTTACCTTTTTTAGGTATTTTACTATAAGATAATGTTGAATAGTTTCTTATATCGCCACCGGGCGTTCCATAATCAGCTGCCTCGATAGTAGGCGTAGTAGCAGTATCTCTATCAATATCAGGCGTACGTTTAAACGGATTAGGTAAATTAGCATCTGTTAGATTAGATTCGCTTGCAGGATTTCTTTGTTGTTCTGCTGCATAAGATAATGGACTACGATAGTTAGAACTTATTTCAGCATCGATTGCCAATGGACTAACAGCTGTCTGTTTTTTATTTGAAAATAATGTATATGGATTAGAAAAGTAATCATATTTGTTAGTACCTCCTGTTGATACTAATACATTTGAATTAGAATTAACTGCTCTTCTTATATTAGTAAATCCTATACCATAAGCTGAGTTAGGGCCCCCAAAGTATGACAATGAAGCTATAGGTAATCCATTAGTTTTATTTACTAACGGTGTGCGTATAATCTCTTGTCTTAACTGTATTAATCTATTAGTTAATTTATTACCTATTTTATATTCTAATTCTTTAGCTTCTTGTACATTACCATAGCTTGCTACTTCGTTTAGAAACGGAATACCATGTTTTGTAAAATGTACCCCAAATGCTGTAGTAGGTACTGAAACCAAGCTTGCTATGCCTGAATGTATTCTTGTTTGTCCTAACGGTGTAGGTACTATTGTTTCTACTCTAGGATTTGACAGCCCTAAACCTACTTGTTTAGTAACCCATAATAAACCTTTAGGTGTTACAGCCCATTGTGCTAATCTTGCTACATCAAAAGCAGATCTTTCAACAGCAGCAGCGATACCTCCCCTTATAAGCCCTTCATCAGCTAATGAGGAGCCTCCCCATCTTTGCGGGGACTTATTACCCTTTCTTTGAATACCTCTTAATATAAAGGGTTGATTTATATAAAATGGATTATAACTATCATCTTGTAAGTTAAATTTAGCATACTGTAAATCTAATGCTGATGGTGAATTGGCTTCTGTAGATACTTTGTATAACAAACTATCGTCAGGACTTTGTTTATTACTTTTTACTATGTCACCATATTTTCTAACACTGCTATAACCGGCTACACTAAATACTTTTGATTTTGGTGCACCGCCATCTGTATAGTTAAATCTAGAACCTAATCCTAATTGTGAATCTAATTTTGCTACTCCATTACTTAATGGTCTTTCTATAGTATTAGTAAATGCATATTGATTACCATTTATAAAGTTAAACTGAGTGTTGGTCATATTAGTAGTAAACCCTTTAGCTCCGTTATTTGTATCAGGAGCAAAAAAGTTTACTGCTGGTGGTATATTACCTCTCCAACGATTTCCAATAATTGTATTATCATCATTAAACTGACCGTTACCTATAATATTAGAATATTTGTTAGGTATTCCATTAACATCTAATTGTGATTGTACTGGATTAAATGGTGTAAACTTACCTAATCCAACTATATTTTGATATTTAGCTGGTATAGAATTTACATCTAATTGTGATT